TTGAAGTAAACGTCTAGCACGTCTTCGGTAAGACCTATCATCTCTGGCTTTCTGACTACGAACTTTATATTCTCTTTTGAAATCTCTTATTGCCATTAGAAATTAAATAACTGTAGACCTAGCTATTTTGTCAGTAACCTTTTTACGATATGAACTATCTTTTTCATATCTTGGGTCATTCATAGCATCAGTAACTTGACTAACACTTTCATAAGCATCATTAGGTGTTACATCTGAAGTTCCTTCAAATAAACTAGGTTGAGTAGGATTGCTAGATATTCCTGCTCTAGTCATTAAACCTTGAACAGCAAATTTAGCTTCTTCTAAAGTTCCACCATCAACCATGCCATTGAATGTGTTTTGTTCAGTTTCAGATAAGTTTTTACCTGCCCATTCAATCAATTCAGCATATTTTTCTCTCCCACCAACTGTGTCGTGAATAGATTTAGTATGATTATCTGCTAATGCTTTTTGACCTTCAATATAACCATCAACTAATTGTTTATCTAAACCTTGTTTAGCTAATTGCTTATAGCTGCCATCAGTTAAAGAACCTGTTTCAGCATATTCATCATAAAATTTATCTAAAGATGAAACTCTTTTTCCTTCTACTTCTTTTGAAGGTTCAGGAATTTTAACATCTTCATTAACTTCTTCTTTAGGTCTTGAAGCAGAAAATTGTTTTTCCAATTCTCCATATGCTTTTGCCAATTCTTCCGCACTAGAAAATTTTTCTGGCAACCAAGTGGGTCTTGTTTCTTGTGGTACTTCTTCTTTTTTAACTTCAGTAAGTGTCGCTGTTTCACCATCTCGATTAGTAGCAACGTCTTTAGATACATCTACACCTTCTTTTTGAAGTTTTTCTGCAGACTGTTCTAATGTTTCACTAGTGTCGTCTGGTTTTATTTCTATTCGTTCTGTCATATTATTGTTCCTCTGTGTTTGCGATTGAGACACCGCCTTCTTCACCTACAGCTAATTGTTTGCCAGAGTTAGTAATGTGTTTTCCTGCTTCTATCGCTACTCTAGGGTCGGCTAATGCCTGTTGCGCAAACTGCTGTTGCTGTGCCTGTTGTTGTTCTTGTTGAATTTGTTCAGCATCTTTCAATAATCCATCTGTATCTATTCCATTCGCAACTGCGAACTTTTTAATACAATCGTCTAAATTAAGATGTTTTGCTAAAACTTCTGCACCTAAAGTTCCTGCCAAATCAGATATAAACTGTAAAAGTCTTAATCTGTCTGAAGCCCTACCAAGTGCTTCCATTCCAACAATTATCTTTGGACGCACTATATCTTTAGGCAAGTCTGGTAGTAATTTCTGTTCCCTTAACATTGCAAGTTTTGCAGTGATATAAGGCAACTGAAATTCTGTAGTAAGTAGTCCATAAATTCCGCCTAATGCATCTTGAAGTTCTGAAGCCACCAATTGCACTTCTGTAGCTGTAACTCTTTCTGCCTGACGTTGGACACTTGCATTTAATAAAAATGCAAAATTTAATCTTGTTTCAATTCTATTCATCATTTCAAAGCTGATGCGAAAATCAGCAAACTTATTTGCCTGTAATACAGAGACATCACCACTTGAACCTTCGATAATTGCTCCATTACTTGCCTTTGCTAATGCTGAAGCCCGAGTTGTTCCATTCGGACTGACCATGAAAAGCATTTTTGATGATGCTGCTGAACCTTCTAATATTGCTCTTGATAAACCTTCCAAACTACGAAGGTCACCATAGAAATGTTCGACATGACTTCTTCCATAATTCATACCATCAACACGATTGAACCTTAATGGAATGAAATTTAAATTATCTAATTTATATTCTTTAGTTAAAATAATTTTCTTATGACATTCTTGTACTAATTTATAACCTTTAGGTTCTCTAGTAATACAAGTATATAATTCTAAATCCTTATCTTTAAATTCGTCTTGGTTTTCTTTACCTTCTAAAACTGCTTTTCTAATTTTAGGTGGTAAAGTATTTATATTAATGCCTTCTTTAATTATAATTTTTAATATAGCGCCCTGTGGGTCTCTTTTAATTACATAATTTTCTAAACGATAAACTCTTAAACCTTTGTCTGTTAATTTTAAAAGTACATTTCCAGAAACTATTAACTGTTTTAGTGCTTCATATATAGCAACTCTGTCATTAGAAACTTCCATATTGTCCATGACAGCTTTTTCAACTTTAGACAAACCTTCTTCAATTTTACTTTTGTTTCTTGGGTCTGCTTGAATTTGTTTATAAACTAAATCATCTACACTTAATCTGAAGAAAGGTGCGTGTGGTGGAAAAAGTGCTAACATCAATTTAGATGCTAAATTCATTACACCTCTTGCTCCAATACTTTGATAAGGTGTATCGTATTGTGTAGCTGCGTTTGCTCCCTTGTCAGGAAATAAAGTTGGGATTGTTAATTTTGCACAATCTCTTGCTCTTTCTAAATAAGTTTCTCTGTCAATTTCTAATTTACTGTATTGTGCCTGAATAGAACTTTTATCTTCTATTGCCTTATCGGATAAGACATATCTTTCCATTTACTATTAACTTGAAGGTAAATTTAAGCCACTTGCTGTTAAACCTGAACTAGCTAAAGGTATTCTTAACGTACCCCTGCCAACTCGTCTTCGTGAATAAGCTGAAGCAACATTAACATTCCTACCTGACGCGTCTGCATACATGGGTGCGTTCTGCTTTGTTGTAGCTCTCGACACTGTATTTGGTAGCGGAGCAGGTATTGGTTCAGGAGCAGGTGGCGGACTTGGTGCTTTAATTGAAACACACATATTAATTCTCCTCTTGTATTTGTTTTTGTTTGATTAAATGATTAACAACTGACCTTTGTCCCCCTTTGAAGAAGACTTCCTTTTCAGTATCTTTTAGGTCAGCACTTTTGTTAGGAAAAATATTATCTAAATACTTTATTAAATCGTTACTTATCTGTGGTATTTTTATCTTTTTTTCCATTAGATACTCCTAAAGTGGAACTTTTTATAGTATTTCGCTTGTTAGCTATTTCTCCTGCGATTGCTACATACCCAGAAGCATCAACATAATCATCTAAATTAAAACCACCTTGTTGTGTTCTAGCTATTTTTAAAAGTGACATTAAGTTAGCAACATCTTCAGGAAGGATTACAAAATTAAGTTTAAATTTATTAACTAAGTAACTTGTCCATAATCTAGCAATGTTTTCATGGGTAGAAACCATGTCACCATGTTGGTCATGCCGACTTCCTTCAACTAGCTTTATTGTTTTCTTTAAAATATCTGTAGTGTTCATATTTGTAATCCCATAATAGTGGTTTGTTTAATTTATAGTCGTACTCGCCTTCTCTTAAAATTCTGGCAAGTCTTGCCTGATGGTAAGCATCATCAATAACATATTTATTTCTGACATATTCTCTAATGACAGCTTCCCATTGTTCATTAAGTTTTTTCTTATCTAAAAGAACTCTAGATGCTTTTATTGCACCAACTCCTACACAACCTTTGTACCCATCGCTGCTATCTCCTGTAAGGACTTGTGTGCAAAAGAAATGGTCAGCTAAATCAGCATCTACTTTTTCTATTTGGTCATCAACAATACATATTTGCCATGCAGGTATCGTTCTCATATCTTTATCTCCAGAAACTACGACACAATTATTTTTATATTTTCCAGTAGCTAATAAACCTATTACATCATCACCTTCTAGATTTTTATAAGAAACACACTGATGTGTTTTCTCAATCCAGTCTCTTAATGGTTTATAACAAATAGGTTTTCTGATTTTCTTACGAAAAGATTTATAGCTGCTATCTAATTGTTTTCTAAAATTCTTTTTATCAGAAAAACAAATAATTGGGTTTTTGGATTTTGTTAAACCCATATAAAAACCAATTGATTGTTGCCAAAGTTGTTTTGCTAAATTAAAATCAGACCATAAAGTCCAATCATCATTTCCCCAATTAATAACTTCTTCTAAACCAGAAGTAATTTTGTAACTGAGTAAGTCTCCATCTACCAACATATATTTTTCAGTATTGCGGTAGAACTCATTCATATTCTTCATTCTTTTCTTTTCTTGATATAATTTATCTTTGTTTGCATCATGCAATTCAAAGTGTGTTTCATTTTGTTCTGTCATATATTTTCTCCATTTTTATTATTGTTGCTTTAGGTAAAACATTCGTGTCTCCAAAGTTAAATTCTCCATCTCCATCTATTGTCCATGATGAAAAAGTTTTAACGAATTTCTTATCTTTAGAAAAAACGTATGCTTCTATTACACATTGTTCAGGTGTAAATTCTTGTAATTCTTTTTTAGATTGCCACTCAGAGTTAGCTGTTGGGTCAAACCAAGTTATTCTATATTTTTGAAATTTAAATTTATTCATATTATTAAATCCAGTAAATCTGCTTTAGGAATGATATGACCTTTTGAAGACCAATTATCTCCACCAGTTTTAATGGGATAATTTTTCATTAACTTTTTTAAAATTTCTGTGGAAATTAAAACCCAAGTATTATCTTTGCGTTCTTCAACCCAAAGACAAATTGCAAAATATTTAGAAGTGGTAACTTCAATGCC